TTGCGATCAACACGGAGCAAGACGCTGCGATTGCGCGGCTGCGTGCGTTACGGGAGATCGACAGGCAGGCGATTGCGGGGCTGCATACGGATTTGAATCGGATCACGTTGCGCGACCGTGCATTGCGGCAGCGCATCACGCATTTGGAGCAACACAGCGATGAGGCGAAAGCCTTTCTGGATATTGATGTGCCTGACGTACTTGGGTGCTTGCTCGACGGGGGTTCCTGTCAAGCCAGTTATCGTCACGCAGACCCGCGTTGAGGTGATCATCCCGCCGCAGGGTTTGTTGCAGCCGTGTGAGGAGCCGCCATTGCCGCGTGTAGAGACAGTCCGCGACGTGCTGAATCAGACGCTGGGATGGCGTTTGGCGTATGAGCAGTGTGCGGCGCAAGTGCGCTGTGTTGCGGCATGGGTACAGGCGGCCAGCGTCGGGCAGCCGTGGTCACCGCAGGGCTGCGGGGAAGAGGGCGAATGAGGCGGGGGTTTTTATTTTTTTCGTCTATAAAAAGTAAGCACGGTTTTTAAGAAAAATAACCAGCTATTTTATTTTTCCAAGGAGCGCCTTGATGGTCCAGAAGGGACGTAAGCCATATGTACCGACGGCGGAGAGTCGCGTGTCGGTGAAAACTCTGACGTCATACGGTATTCCTCATGATCACATTGCCTTGGTCATGCAGATCAGTGCACCGACGCTGCGCAAGCACTATCGCCATGAGCTGGATACAGGGAAGATTGAAGCCACGATCAAGGTAGCTAAAAGCCTGTTTGGGATGGCGACGCACAAGACTAGGCCGCATGCCGGTGCCGGGATCTTCTGGATGAAGGTTCATGCTGGATGGAGAGAGACAGAACGCGTTGAGGTGTCCGGTCGCGATGGGGAGGCGATTGAACAGAAGGTGGGATTGGCGTTAGTTGATGAAAAGCAAATCGCCTCGGCGCTCAAGCGGCTTGAGGCTGAGTACTGAACAGGCCATTGATCAAGCGGTGATCAAGGCCAGGTGCGAAGCAGATCATTTATTTTTCACGCGGTATTTTTTCAAACAGCGTCAGCAACTGCGGTTTAGGGTGAATTGGCACCATCAGGTGATTGCTGGGGTGGTGGACGATGTGATTGCAGGGCGGCGCAAGGATGTGGTGATTAACGTGCCTCCTGGGTCGTCGAAAACGGAGCTTGTGGCGATTAATTTGATGGCGCGTGGGTTGGCGCTGAATCCGTATGCGCGGTTTTTGCATATTAGTTATTCGGATGATTTGGCGCTGCTGAATTCAGAGACGGCGCGGGAGATTGTGCAGTCTGATGAGTATCGTGCGTTGTGGCCGTTGGAGATTGCCGATGATGCCAAGTCAAAGAAGCGTTGGAATGTGGTGGTGGATGGCAAGAAAGCCGGTGGGGTGTATGCGGTGAGTCTGGGGGGACAGGTGACGGGGTTTCGTGCCGGACACATGGCCCCGGGATGGCAGGGGGCGATCATTATTGATGATCCGCTGAAGGTGGAAGATGCCTACAGCAAGACCGGACGCAGTAAGGCCAACCGTAAGCTGGTGTCCACGGTGAAGAGTCGTAAAGCCAGTCCGGACACGCCAATTATTGTGATTATGCAACGTTTGGCGCAGGACGATCCGACGGGGTTCATCCAGTCTGGGGGATTCCCGGGGGCGTGGGAATGTATTGAGATTCCTGCATTGATTGATGATGCCTACGTGTCCGGTTTGCCGGAGCAGGTGCAAGGGCAGGTGGTGCGTGATGTGCAGGACCAGGACGGACGCTATAGCTACTGGCCGTACAAAGAGCCGTTAGCTGAGTTGCTGGCGTTGGAAGCGACGGATCGTTATGTGTTCAGCGGTCAATATCAGCAGCGGCCCAGTCCGCTGGGCGGTGGGATCATCAAAGGGGATCAATTTGGGCGCTATACGGTGCTGCCGCGCATTCTCTCGCGCACGGTGTATGGCGATACGGCGCAGAAGACGGCTGAGCGTAACGACTACAGCGTCTTCCAACTGTGGGGGCTGGGAGAGGACAAGCGTATTTATTTGTTGGACATGATTCGCGGCAAGTGGGAAGCGCCGGAACTCAAGCGGCGGGCGATTGATTTTTGGAATGCGCATCGCGCCTACGACCATAAGGTATCGGCTCCGATCCGTCAGATGAAGATTGAGGACAAATCTAGCGGCACGGGCTTAATTCAGGACATTGCCAGAGGTGGCGCTGGTCAGGGGCGTATTCCGGTGACTGGGATTGCACGGGTGACCGACAAACTCACGCGGGTGATGGATGTGGTGTCCTACATTGATGCGGGGTGGGTGGTGATTCCAGAGCAGGCGGGGTGGGTGAAGGATTTTGTGGCTGAGTGTGAAGCGTTCAGCGCGGATGGCACGCATGCGCACGATGATCAGATTGATCCGATGGTGGATGCGATTAATGATCTGCTGGCGCATCCGGCAAGTGATTGGAGTCGCTGGGTGTGAGTGGCCGCAATCGCAACAAGCGCGCCGCGCGGGCCAGATCCGGTGCGGCGCCTCAGCATGTCGTGGACACCTTGCAGAACCTGGTGGCCGGATTGGGCGATCAGCGCGACAAGATGAGCTATGGGCGGTACCTGCTGCCCCGAGTGATTGATCGTGTAGAACTGGAGGCGATGTACCGGACCAATTGGCTGGCGCGCAAGGTGGTGGATATTCCGGCCACCGACATGACGCGGGAATGGGTCACGTTGAATACGGCGATGCACGCCGATGCGCTGGAGCCGATGCATTGTCTGGAACAGGCGTTGAACGTGCGCGCCAAGGTGCGCGATGCACTGGCCTGGGCCCGGTTGTACGGGGGTGCGGTGCTGTTTATCAACGTGCATGGGCAAGACCCGTGCTTGCCGTTTGATCCGGCCTCGGTCATGCCGGGGACCAGGCTATCGCTGACGGTGTTGGATCGCTGGCGGGTGGCACTGGACAGTGGTCAAATCGACCAGAACCCCTTGAGTGAGACCTACGGGCAACCGCGCTGTTATCAGATTGCCGGATCGGTGGAGCGGGTGGACCATTCCCGGATGATTGCCTTCTCTGGGGCGGAACTGCCCTGGGAGGCATTCCGGGGCAATGGCTACTGGCATGACTCAGTATTGCAGGCCATGTACAACGCGCTCAGCCGCTATGACACCGCGACCCAGGGCACGGCGTCGATGTTTTTTGAGGCGGTGGTGGATGTGCTGCGGATCTCTGGACTCAGCGACACGTTAACAACGGACCGAGGGGCCGAAGAGGTACACAAGCGCTTTCAGTTAGCGGCCATGATGAAATCGTTCAATCGGATGCTGCTGCTGGATGCTAAGGATGAATATAGCCAAAAAACCAATCACTTTTCGGGTGTGAAGGATGTGATTGAGCAATTCATGATGGATATTTCAGGGGCGGCGGATATTCCGGCGACCCGGTTGTTTGGTCAGTCCCCCCAAGGCATGAACGCCACCGGTGACAGTGATATTCGCAATTATTACGACCGCATCAAGGCGCAGCAGGAGGACGAGCTACGGCCTGTGCTGAGGTTGTTGTATGAGGTGCTGTTTCGGGCTTCTGTCGGTGAGTGTCCCCATGATCTGGATATCCAGTTCAATTCGCTATGGCAGATGAGCCAGACAGAACAGGCGAGCATTGAGAAGCTGCGTGCCGAGCGTGATCAGATTTACTTGACGCATGGTGTGATCGGTCCAGACGTGCCCTGTGCTGAGCTGCTGGAACAAAAAACCTATTCAAAGCTCACCGAACGCGATGTGATGCTGGCGGCGGAACTGTCTCAGGCGATGGAGCCTCCAGATGTGTTGCCATTGGTGGAAACGACAGCATCGGCTTCCAATACATAGGCTGCGATTGGAACCATGCAGTGGTCAGATAAAAAACCGGCGAAACACTCACGCCACTTTCAGTACGCGCATTTCCACATGCATACCAGCCGCCGCAGCCATGTTGACCAGTGCATCCAAGCCGAACAGGTTGATTTTGCCGCGCATTAAATCTGACACGCGAGGCTGCGTGACACCGAACAGCTTAGCGGCTTGAGACTGACTCAGCGCAGCCGTTTCGATGTGTTGTTTCAGGGCCATCATGAGTGCGGAACGTAACTTCATGTTTTCGGCGGCTTCGGGAGTGTCCTCAATGGCATCCCACACACTTGTGAATCGCTCGTTGCTCATTGTCCTACCTCATTAAACAGATCACGGTAGCGTTTAGCCGCTACATCAAGATCGCCTTTGGTGGTTTTCTCAGTTTTCTTTTGGAAGCAATGCAACACATAGACAGCCTCGGACAACTTGGCAACGTAGATAACGCGGAAAGCGCCGTCTGCGTCACGGATGCGAATCTCGCGGACTCCACGCCCTACCGTGGGCATGGGCTTCCAGTCGTCAGGGTCGCGTCCGTTTTGCACTTGGTGAAGCTGGTACCCGGCCTCACGTCTTACGTTCACTGGGAAAGTGCGTAAGTCGTCAAGAGCACTGCCTCTGAATTCAATAGGTTTGGGTCCTACCATGCGCCATGATACAAAACTTTGTATGAGCGCAAGGACATCTTTGTCGGCCCACGGAATTTAGGTTCACTGAGGATGTTGACATTACCGGAGCTACTGCGCTTGCAGGGACGCCGGGTCAAGAAGCGGCAGTTACGCCCGCCGCGACCCAGCCGCCACGCTGAGGCCACATACAGGAACGCGTTGCTGGCCTTGGTGCGGGTGCTGCACCAGGCCGTGGGTGAGGAGGTGCTGCCGGTGCTCAACGCGCCGCAGCCTGGCATGACACGTGATGCGCCTGACGGCAGTGCCCCACAGGGCCATCTGGCCTCCCAGTTCATGCAGGCCATTGAGGCGGCCTTGCTGCGGGCGGCGTTGCGCTGTGGTGGCTTGCCTCAATGGGCCGAGCGGATTGCCGCCCAGCAGGTGCAGCGTGTGGACCGTCAGGTCGTACAGACGATTGGCAGCGCGGTGCGTACCGCCTTCGGCATCGACATCACGTCATTGATGCTGGCCCAGGATGTGCGCACTCAGATACACGCGGCCCGTGCCGTCAATGTCCAATTGATCACCTCCATCCAGCGACAGTATTTCGACAAGATCGGTACGGCGGTGCTCCAGGGCGTTATGCAGGGCAAACGCGCCAGCGCACTGGCCAAGGAGATTGAACAGATCAGCGATGCCACGGCATCACGGGCCAAATTCATTGCACGGGATCAGACATCAAAAATGAATGCCGCATTCAATGAAATCCGGCAAGTGGGGTTGGGCATTACGACCTACACCTGGCAGACCAGCGGTGATGAACGGGTACGTGAGGATCATGCCGCCCATGATGGGACAGTGTTCGGCTGGAGCGATCCGCCGGAGACGGGGCATCCGGGACAGGACTACAACTGCCGCTGTGTGGCGATTCCGAACGTGACGCTGAAAGGCCCTTGATGATCACCCTGGATGTCCAACTGACCCAACGTCGCAAGACGCCGGAAGGGTATCTGATCGTACCTGCCCGATTTGCGCGCACCGGCATACAGCACTATGCCGCCCACGAATTAGGGTTGAGTGGTGCTGATCCCCAGCGGGTGATTCGCGTCTACCGACCGCCTGAAGAAGTGTTTGCTGCTGAGGCTATCGCCAGCTTTGATGGTCGCCCGATCACCGATGAGCATCCGGATGAGGAGGTGACCGCCGAGAACTGGCGCGCCCATGCGGTGGGCTTTGCCCGCAATCCACGGCGCGAAGGGGAGTATCTGGTGGCCGATCTCACCATTACCGATGAGGCGACCATCGAAAAGATTGAAGCTGGAAAACAAGAACTTTCCGGCGGCTACAGCGCCGAGTACGACTGGACCCCGGGCTGGACCCCGGAGGGCGACGCCTACGAGGTGAAACAGATCCGGATCCGTGGCAACCACATTGCCACCGTTGCCGCAGGCCGTGCTGGATCCCAGTGCCGCGTGGCCGATCGTGACATTGCATTACCCCCACCCTTTGGAGAACACCCCATGACCAAACGCCGTATTAGTGTTGACGGTATCAACCTGGAGCTTGAAGAGACGGAGGCCAGCGCGGTTGAACACCTGGCGGCCAAACTCAAGACGGCCACCGAGAAAGTGGATGCCCTGGAAGAGGATCTGCACGCCGCCCAGGCCCCAATCAAACTGGACAGCGGCCAAGCGCTGACCAAGGAACAGCTGGTGGCCAAAATTGCGGACCTGTCAAAGCAATTGGCGGGGCTGGAAGCGGCCCGCGCTGCGGACGAGGACCCGCAACAGCGGGATCAAGCGATTGAAGCCATGTCACGCCAGATTGGCGATGCGCGGCGGCTGGTGCCGGGCCTGGTGACCGACGGCAAGCCGTGCAGCGCGATCCGCCGTGAAGTGGTCAGCCGTCTACACCCCACGTATCCGGCCATGATTGACACCTTACTGCACGGGGTCCGGGTGGCCGATGCCGCGCAGACGGCGGTCGACCTGGCGTTTAACGTTCTGGCGTCCGCGCCGGTGACGGCTTCGGCAGGGCTGGCTGCTGAGGCGGTGAACGAGGCGTTACGGCGTCAGATCGTCAAGACATCGGATGCCGACCTGGACCCGCGAGCGGCGTATATCCAGCAGCTCACTCACGCCACCTATGGCACTTCAGCACCCTAAGGAACACGCATGTCCGGAATTGACTTGTCCACCTATGGTGGGCGCTTACTTGATCTTGGCGATGCGGGGCAAGTCATCGACTTGAACACCAGCGGCCTTTGCAACTACAAAAACGCCGGAGAAACCCCGATTGATTTTGGCTTATTTGTGGCACGCGGCCCCAAAGACGCCACCTGCAAAGCCCCCGATGGGGCAGATGCCGCCATCCTGGGTATCAGTGTCCGCCATGTCACGATGGTGGCCGATGCGGCCGGACAGGTCCGGTATGCCCCCCATGCGATGGTGCCGGTGTTGGAGATCGGTCGCATCCGGGTGATCTGCGAGGATGGCTGCCGCCCGGATGATCCGGTGTTTATCCGCATTGCGGGAACGGGGGCCTTGGGCGCGGCCCGATCCGCCGCCATCGCTTCAGAAACCATTCCCTACCCCCAGGCCATCTGGGACAGCACGAGCGCCCCCGGAGCGCTGGGCGTGATCCGCATTCTTAAATAAGGGACCTGCATGAACATGATTGACATACGCCGCCGTCAGATAGCCGATGCGTTGAACCCGATGTTGCTGACCGATGCGCGGTATCAGACATCCGATGCCACCCAAGCGCTGGCGTTTTTGGTGTCGCAACTGACCCATGTTGAATCGACGATCTACGCCCGCCAGCGCCAAGGCATCCAGTACCGGGATTTAGTGCCCATCAGCACCGAAGCGGGCGAGTACGCCACCTCGGTGACCTATCAAATGTATGACTATTTCGGACGTGGCAAGCGGCATTCTGGACGGGGCGAAGATATTCCGACGGTCGATGTGGCCTACGCACAAAAGAGCGTGCCTGTGGTGCCCTAGGGGCGATCCTGAGCCATCTGGGCGACCCTGCGGTCACTGAGATAGAAGCCTTGGTGTTCGAACAGACCGCGATCAAGACCCCCGATGGCACCACCTACCGGCTCAGCCCAGATCGGCTCAATGAGCACTTCAACACCCGCCGCACCCATCTGCTGCGCGTCTTGATGGAAGGAGTGAAGTATCAATACAGCGATTTTTTCGCTGGCGGCATGGCGGCCTTCCAGGAGCTGATTCCCATGCCGAGCGCCGAGAAACAGTAACCGACTGGTTTCTCTGGGCACCGATCATGCGCGGCTATTGCGATCTTGAACAACTGCGCACCGTGTACTGCCTCAGTGACTTATGTACCTTCCACACCGCGATGGTGGAATGGGATGCCCTCCAGCATGACGCGCTAACCCCCTGCGATGATTCTCGACGAATTCCTGATCCGCCTTGGCGCGGTCGCTGACACCTCAGGCTTCAACACCTTTAGCACCGGCCTGACCCGCGTTACGGGCATCGTGACGGTTGCCGCCGCCGCCATGGGAGGGGCGCTGGCCGGAATGAATCGCTTTGTCGGCAGCGCCTTAAGTGAACTGAATGCCCTCAATAGCGCCAGCCAGCGCACCGGAGCCAGCCTGTCCTTTCTCCAGGAGCTGGGCTATGCGGCGCGTTTGAATGGCTCCTCTGTGGAGGCATCGACCCGTTCTATTGAATCCTTGTCCCAAAAAATAGGCGAAGCCGCCAATGGGGTAGGGCGCGGGGCCATGCTGTTCCAGAAGCTGGGCTTGCAGGCCCGACAGGCCGATGGCTCCGTTAAATCCGTTGGCGACATGCTGGGCGATGTGCAGGAAAAAATCCGTGGTTTGTCCGCACCACAACAGCAGTCCATCCTGGCCAACCTGGGCATGGATGCCACGATGCTGCAAACCCTGCGCCTGAGTCGTGAGGAGTTAAACGGCGTCTTCCAAGAGGCACACGATCTAGGCGTCATCACCGCTGATGGTGCCGATACAGCGCTGGAGTATGGCGATGCGATGGAACGCCTGCGCGTGGTGCTGGGGGCGTTACGGACCAACATCGCCATTGGGGTGGCCCCGGCCTTCACCCGGCTGATTGAGCACTCCAAACACT